GCATGATGGCCGGCAGCGCGGTTTCGGCGAGCGTCGCCAGGTCGGTATCGTTCGGCACGGCGCCGGGTGCGCACAGCGCATGCACGATCGGCGCGGCGCGGTCGATTTCTTCCTTCGCGCCATCTGACATGGCCGGCGAGGCGCGCAGCACGATCAGCGAGGCCTCGAGCGGCGGGCAGGCGCGGGCGGCGATCTCGGCGGGCGTCTTCGGCGTGCCGGTAGTCTGGCAGGCGGCCAGGAAGACGGCGGCGAACAGGGCGAGCAGGTACTTGTGCATGGTCAGACCTCGTTGTCAATTGCGGAATAAACCAGATTCTTTGCAATGCGCCGCGCCCATCCCCTACCGAACTCAGGCCAGATGGATAGGGAAGTCATAAACTCTAGACGCTTGGCAAGGTAAAGCAGCAATACATCAGATGGCGCGAACTCAGCCAGGCGGGCGCGGGAGATTGGCCCAAAGTTTCCATCATCAGCAACCCCGATGGCCTGCTGCAGCTTGCGCAGGGCGGTGTTGATGCCGGAATTGACGGCGAAGTCGAACGCCTGGAACTTGATGGACGGGTGGCAGTTGTCGCCGAGAGGTTCCCAGAAGTCCTTTCGGTAAATCGCCTTGGCGGTGCCGACATCGAGTTCCTTGATGTTCAACGCCGGGTATGACCGCTTGGAAATGCCGAACTTGGTCTCGCCGCCGGGGTCGTTCGCGTTGAAGACGTAGCCGCCTTCGTGCGAAATCAGCCGGTCGAATGCCTGGTCGAAAGTGATCACGTCATTTCCTTCAGGCGTCGGTTTCGACTTGCACGCTGGTGGCTATGTCGCCGGCCTGGTCGCGCAAGATTTCGGTGGTGGTCTTGCGGATTGGCATCGACGTGATGGCGACCTCCGAGACGGCCGGCATGATCGCCTCGACCTGGACTTCCACATTTGGCGCGGCGACGTTGACGGTCGGCTGCGCGATGTGGATTACCGGCGGCGGCGCTTCGCGCTCGTGAATCTCGTTGGTGATGTGGTTGACCGGCGCTTCGGCCGCCTGCACGGTGATATCGTTCCGAACCTCCGGCGTCGTCACGTTGATTGCGCCCTGGTGCACGTGAATCTGCGGCTGGCTGGCGACCGCGGCATCGCGGTGCAGTTCGGCGGCGCGCACGTTACCGGCGGCGATGGCCTTGGCGGCAAGAACCTCCGGCGCATCTTCGGCGTCCGCTTTCGCTTCCGGCTCCTCGTCGAGGCCGGCGGCCATCATGGCGGCGTGCTCGGCGGCGAGTTCGTCGAGGATGTCGTCGAATTCCTCGCCCTGCTCTGCCGCCAGGCGGGTGCGGCTGGTGAGGCCGGCTTCCAGCATCTTCAGGTTGCCTTCGGCCTCCTTGAGCGGGTCGACCCAAGACCAGCGGCGGCCCTGGAAGCGCGAGGCGCTGCGGAATTTCTCGTAACGGTCGGCCGGGATGGCCTTGCCGGAGAGCGGGAAGGTGATATTCCCGGCGAGCAGGTTCAGCGCCAGCCAGTCCTCGTAAAGCGGGGTCATGAACGAGGAAATCAGCCAGTCCTGGAGGATCATCCACGTCTCGCGCTCGGCCAGCTCGGCAATGCGGGCAGACGAGTAGTTCACGTCGGTCATGTCGCCGGTCAGGTTATGGGCGGCAACGTCCATGCCGGCGGCGAGGCCGCGCAGGCACGCCTTCAGGAAGGACTCGAAGTTCGCGTGCGGGTATTCCGGATTCCAAGAGTTGAGCTTGTAGCCAGGCGGTAACTCGAACATTTCGCCGGCCTCGACCTTGATCTGCGGCAGGCCGCCCGACATGCCGTCGGCCATGCCGGCGCCCGGACCCATGTCGGCCGAATCCTCCGAACGCTCCAGAGCGGCGACCTTGCTGGCGCCGATCTGGGCGGCGACGACGGCGGCCTCCTCGAAGGCATGGATTACCGAGCCGCGCATGATGATGGCGTGGAACCAGGTGATTCCGCGCACCTGTTCGGCGCGGTCGGCGGTGAACAGGTGGTAGATTTCGCCGGCCGGCACGCGCTCGACGCCGGGGCGGCCGACGGCGTAGGTTTCGCCGGGGTGCGATGTCTTCAGGTAATAGGCGACGGCGCGCAGGGTGGAATCGACCTCAACGCCCTGGCGGATGGTGTTGCCGTTATCCAGGTTGGCATTGAAAGCGTCGTCGAGGCGGTCGGCCTCCAGCAGTTGCAGCGCCATCCCATAGGGAAGGCCACGATTGCGCACGACGCGGATGATCGCCTCGCCGTCGCGCGCCACACCCTTGACGGCGGTGCGCAGCAGCGAGTACAGCGTGCGATGGCGGCCGGAGATGTCGCAGGTACGGCCCCATGCTTCCCAATGCTGCTCGACGGTGTCGTTGGCCGCCTTGTCGAGCGTCGTCGGCTTGGTCGGGTCGCGCGCGTCGCGCATGGCGCGCACTTGCAGCTTCGGGTTCTGGCGGCCGACGACATTGGCGGCGACCAGCGACAGGAAGCGGCGGCCGTGTTCGTTGTTGGCGGCCAGGTGGCGGGCACGGGCGCGCAGCACCGGCAGGGCGCCGTCGAGGTCGGCATTGACCGAGCCGGACCAGTTGGCCAGCGAGGAGGTCAGGCGATTGATGGCGCCGCCGGCGAAGCCATGCGCTCCGCTGCCGCTGCCATAGGTCGCGGCGTAGTTGTCGCGCTTGCCGGTCAAGGCCCGCCAGGCGGCGGTCATGCGGTCGGTAAATTTCATATTCTGAATTGAATCCTGCGGCCGGTGCCGGTGCCGTTCTGGATGGCAGCGGCGGCATCCTCGGCGGAGACTTCTGCCTTGTAGGTCTGCCGCAGCCGGAGCAGGTCGGGGATCGGTATATACTGCATTTCGCGCCCGGCGATGGCGTAGCGGGCGACGCCCTGGTCGCGCGACTCGATCCACGCTTCGATGGCGGCCAGCGTCTTGCGCGCGTGGCTGCGGTCATCGAGGGCGGCGGTCGCGGTGCCGCTGCGATAATCCGGATTGATGACGACGACGCCGGTGTCGACCGTGTATTTCTCGGAGGTGCCACCCTCGACCCAGGCTATCCAGGTGTAGGTTCCGGCCGCGTAGGCGGTAGTAGTGGCAGCGGCGACAGTGACGGAATACTCGTCGCCGGATTCGTCGGCGGTGATCTCGAAGCCCGCGGTAGGCGACTTGAAGCGGTACTTCAGCGCCCAGGCGCTTGCCGGATAGTCCGCCAGCGTCTTGGTCCATTTCCAGGTATCGCCGGCGCGAAGGGTGCCCGGTTCGTTGTCAGGGATATCTACGGCCACGGCAATCCTCGCGAGTTGTGGCAGCGAGGATGCCGGAAGGCGGCGCGTTCGTTAAGACAAAAAATGTCCTCTAGGGCTTCGGCAGCAGCAGCAGATACCCCTGGTCGCGGACGATGGTGTGCGCGGTGTGCGTATCCGCGAACAGGTAGCGCATCCAGTCGGCGCCTTTTTCGGTCGGCGCGCCGGGGGTGCCTTCCGGCAGGTTGCCGTCTTCCCATTCGCCGAGTTCGTAGATGCGCAGGTCGTCGATCAGGATTACGTCGCGCCCGTTGCGGTGCGTCCTGATCTGCTCCAGTTCGCGCCCGAGCGGAAGGCGGACGGTCTCCGGCATCATGTCTTCGTAGCCCTTGAGGCCGAAACCGGCGCCGGGATAGTGCGCATCGAGCCAGATGAATGCCGGCGGCAGGTCGATGCGCGCCACCATCTGCATGAACAGGCCGGAATCGGCGCGGACAATCAGCACGCGCGGATCGTCGTTGAAGCGGCAGCAGGCGCCGGCGGCGAGCAGCGGCTCGATGTCGCACGACATCAGGTGCATGAATTCGTGCCGCTCGGCGGCATAGGCGAGCGAATCGCCGCGCGCCGTGCCGGTCTCGATGAATGTCTGCAAGTGGTGCTTCTCGATGAATTCGTCGAGGCGAAAACGCATCAGGCTTCCCATGCCATCATCTCCCGTTGGTAAGGCGGCGAATCTGGCGAACCTGCAAGCCGGTGGCCTGGCTGATCTGCACCTGCGTCATGGTCGCCGTGGCCGTGCCGAGCGCCTGCAAGCGCATCTGCCCGGCGAGCTTGGGCAGCTTCGGTATGTAGGTCCGCTCGCCGCCGTGCAGGTGATGGAATTCCGCCGACACCTCGCGCACTACCTGGTCGGGAAGATCAACTCCGCTGCGGCGCAGCATGGCGACTATTTCATGGATCATTGCTTTCCCTTTCAGTGGCTAAGGCGGCCGACACGCCCAAGGCGGCGGATGGTGGGGCGGGTTGGTGAATCTTGCGTGGTCGAAACCGGATGATTTTCGGCGTCGACCGCAGCAGGCATCGCGGCGAAGAGGTCGCCGCTGGCCGGTTCGAGCGCCGCTTCCAGGCGCGCCCATTGCGGTTCTTTCCATACGTGGACGCGCAGGCTGGGATGGTGGGCGGCGGCTAGGGCGTAGCACCAGGTGTCGAGCGCTTCGTTGCGCGGACGGACCTTGACCCAGCGGCGGCGGTTCGGGTCCCACACTTCGGCGGTGAGCTGGCTGTAGAAGCTGGCGTCGAGCGCCTGCGGAAAGCGGATCATGCGATCGGCGTCGAGCGGGCGCTTGCCGTCGGCGGTGAGCACGGCAAAGAGCACGTGCTTGGCGGTGTCGACGCCGACCAGCCAGCCTTCGGCGCCGTGCTTGATGGTGCGGCCGCGCACGGTAACGTCGAGCTTGCTCGGGCGGTTGATGATCGGCTTGCCAGGCGAGCTGGCGCCCTTGACGGCGATGATGCGGTTGCGGCGCAGGCGCGTGTAGGCGAGGACGTGGTCGGTGAGATAGCCGGAGTCGATGGCGGCCAGGCTGATCTTCATCGGCACGCCGCGCGAATTGACGAAGGACGCGGCCAGGAAGGCATCAAGCGCTTCCCAGCCGGCGTCGGTGGTCGGGTCGGCGGGGAGTTCGTTGTAGTCGATGACCCATTGCTGGCTGCTGCGGCCATGGCCGATGACGATGACGGCGAAGCGGTCTTTCTGCACGTCGATGCCGGCGGTCAGCAGCAGGCAGCCGGGCGGGATGGTGCGCGTGGCGTAGTCGCTGGCGCGGGCGGCGAGGTCGTCTTCGCTCAGTTTCTCGTTTGGGTCGGCGACGACTTCGCCCAGGCGCAGGTTGACGAAGGTCTTGATCCGCGACGGGTCCTTGCTGCTTTCGATCCACAGCGCGGCGAGTTCGGCCCAGGTGTAGCCGAGGCCGGTCGGGGTGTACAGGCCGTTGATGTGGAAGCCGGCGACGGCGCGCTCGGGGAATGTAGCCACCCAGCGGCCGGCAGCGAGCATGCGCGTCTTGTGGTGCTCCTCGATGCCGGCGCCGCAGTCGGCGCAGTGGTAGACGGCTTCCTCGGGGCGATCCTTCGGCCAGCGCAGGTTATCCCAGACCAGGTTCTGCGCATGGCCGCAGTGCGGGCACGGCACGTAGTAGCGGCGCTGGTCGCTGGCGAGCCATTCCTTGTTGATGCGCGACAGGCTTTCTATGGTCGGCGTGCTGACCAGGAAGACCTTGCGCCGCGGGAAGGTGGTGGTGCGCGCTTCGGCCAGGCTGATCGGGTCGCCCTCGCCTTCCAACTCGGCGGGATAGGCGTCGACTTCGTCCAGGAAGAGGTAGCGCGCCGGCATCGAGCGCAGCGAGGCGCCGGAATTGGCGCCGGAGATGACCATCACGCCGCCGGCCCACTCCTTCAGCAACGTGGTGTTGCCGGAATCGCGGGCGCGTGCCGGCGCGATCTTGGCGCGCAGGCTGGGTGCGTCCTCGATCATCGAGGCCAGGCGCTGCTTTGACCAGCGCTCGGCCATGTCCAGGGTTGGCTGCACCACCATCAGCGGCGCCTTCTGGGTGTCAATGAACCAGCCGACCCAGTTGTTGCCGATCTCGGTGCCGGCCGACTGCACCGACTTCATGAAGACGATGCGCTTGGCGGGATGTTCGGCGCTCAGGCAGGCCATGATTTCGGACGAATAC